ACAAGAAAAAGATGAACTAATAGTAAGATTAAGAGATTATTTAGATAGTACATCTAGACAAGCATTATTAGAAAGAAAAGCAGCAGAAGGACAATTCGTTAAAGATGATTTGTCTCAAGTTCCATACACAATCTACGTAGCATAAAACATAAATAACATATGTGCGCATTATTCGCAGGTTCAAGAGACGTATCCCTAATAAGAAATCTTAATAGGGAGATTATGGGTGATATAATCACTCAACAAGCAGCATTCTATAGATACAAGACTGAGGAAACTAAAGTCAATATGTATGGAGAAGCAGCAGGTGAAAAGTTCTTCGATGGTCCATTCTTATTCAACTGTCTTATTAGTAGACAAGATCAAGTATATCCTGAAAGTGAACTTGGTGTAAACTTTAATCAAGGTATGACGTTTGCATTTTTTAGAGACGATTTAGTTGATTCTATGTATGTACCTGAAGTTGGTGATATAGTATTATACCAAGAAGGATATCATGAAATCGATAATCTAACTGCTAACCAATATTTTGGAGGTAAAAATCCATCATACCCCAATAATCAAAACCCACTAAATCCAGGATTAGAGAAGTTTGGTTCTAGTATATCGATTATAGCATCTACTCACTATGTACCTAGTGATAAACTAAATATTTCTCCTTCAATGGAGTATGTAAAATATGGGAAACAATAGCAACACGGGTTTAACCCCATCGCAAATATTCGAACGATCTTATAATGCCGCTCAAGGTAGAACACCTGCTATACCTAACGTACCTGTATCAAAACGAAACTTAAAACCTCGTCCTAAAACACAGGTTGAGTTATCTAGGGATGATCAAGAACCTTATGATTTAACTAATCTAGGTAATCCAAATCAGGCACCTAATAACAACGAACAACAAACNGGTATTGATTTTAATAGATCATCTAAACTATCAGTNAAAAACGATGCGACTAAACCTTTTAAAGTTGGTTTACAAGACGTTGATGAAGCAGTATTTTATTATTTTAACAACGTAATACAACCTTTTGTTTACCAAAACGGAGGACGTTTACCTGTACCTGTAATATATGCTTCACCTGAACGATGGAAATCAGCTCAAAAAGATGGTTACTATAGAGATAAAGGTGGTGCTATTATGTTACCACTAATCGTAGCACAACGTAACTCAATAGAAAAAGATAGATCAGTTACAGCTAAAATAGATTCAAATAGTCCACATCTATATTATAGTCTAAATAAGGGATACAATAGTAAAAACTCATACAATAACTTCGATTTACTAAATAATCGTAAACCAGTTCACCAAACACAAGCTATTGTAGTTGGTGATTATGTAACTGTAGATTATAGCTGTATTATGCAGACGTATTATATGGAACAACTAAACGCTTTAGTTGAAGCTATGGAATATGCCTCAGATTCGTATTGGGGTGATCCAGAACGATTTAAGTTTAGATGTTATATCGATTCGTTTCAAACCGAAGCACAACTAACAGATGGTCAAGAACGATTAGTTAGAGGAACATTTAATATTAGATTAAAAGGTCAGTTAATACCTGAAGTATTACAAAAAGACGTTTCAGCTTTAAAAGCATATAACTCTANTGCTCAAGTAGTAATAACACAAGAGACGGTACATGGGTTTGATTGCGACGGAAACGTTATTATATTATAGAATAATCACTAAATAAATAAAAATGGAAGATAAGTTATTAGAAAAAGAAGAGTTACAAACACTAAAAGATTTTAGAATCAAAGAAGAAAACATCATACTATCCTTCGGACAGTTAGCATACCAAAGAGTACAACTAGATGAACAAGAAGATGATCTTTTAGATTTTAAGAAAAAGTTTGACAAAGAACGTTCCACTTTCGCATCAACCCTCACTACAAAATACGGGAATGGAACAATAAATATAGAAACTGGCAAAATAACGCCAACAAAATAGGTTTTTGAGAAAGGTTTTAGTATTTATAACAAACGAATAATACTAATAAACACATAAAATGGCAGAAACATTATTATCACCTGGAGTACTTGCAAGAGAAAATGACTCATCACAAGTATCACAAGGACCAGTAACCGTTGGTGCCGCTATTATTGGACCAGCTGTTAAAGGACCTGTAGAAATCCCAACTACCGTTACTTCATATTCACAGTATAAGTCAATATTTGGTGGGGCTGTAACAAGTGGCTCAGATAGCTACAACTATTTAACGGGAGTTTCCGTTTACAACTATTTCCAAAACGGAGGTGAATCAGTATTAGTTACTAGAGTAACTAGTGGTTCTTTCAGTTCTGCTGAATCAACACCTGTTATCAACTCTGATACATCTAGTTCTTTTACACTAGAAACACTATCTGAAGGAGATATCATGAACAACTCAGGTTCTCAATCACAAGGAGCTTTAACGTTAGGTACAGCGGATAATATTCGTTGGGAAATAGCGTCAGTTAACTCATCATCAGGACAGTTTAGTTTATTAGTTCGTAGAGGAAACGATAACAACAGAGACAAAACAATATTAGAAACTTGGACAAACCTATCTTTAGATCCAAAAGCTGAAAACTACATCGAATCAGTAATAGGTAACTCTAAAAAGGTAGTGATGAACGATGGTGGAGATTATTATATCCAAAACCAAGGTACATTCCGTAACAAATCAAGTTATATCAGAGTTAAAAGTGTATCAACAAAAACACCTGATTATTTCGATAATAACGGAACAGCTAAATCAGCTTTCACATCATCTTTACCTATAGTAGGTTCAGGTTCGTTTACAAACGCAGTTGGAGCATTTTTCAACACAGCAAGTGCTGCAAACTTTAACGAAAACGTATCAACAGCAGATATCCAAGGATTAACAGCTGGAGATTATGCAACAGCAGTTTCGTTGATGTCTAATAAAGATGAATATATTTATAACTCAATATCTGTACCTGGAGTTACATCACAAAACGGTGCTGCTATCGTTTCATCAGTGGCTAATAACTCGGTAAATAGAGGAGACAATATCTCTATCGTAGATTTAGTTAACTACGGAGCAAACGTTGGTACAGTGACTACACAAGCAGCTGCTTTCGATTCTAGTTACGCTACTGCATACTGGCCATGGTGTCAAACTATTGACCCAGAAACGGGGAAACAAGTTTGGGTACCTGCATCAGTTATGATTCCAGGAGTATATGCTTATACAGACGCATCAGCAGACGCATGGTTTGCACCTGCAGGTTTAACAAGAGGAGCTTTAGGAACTGTTATTAGAGCAGAACGTAAACTACCTTCATCTACAAGAGATACACTATACGAAGCAAACGTAAATCCAATCGCTACTTTCCCACAAAGTGGAGTTGTAGTATTTGGACAGAAAACACTTCAAAAACGTGCATCTGCTTTAGATAGAGTAAACGTTCGTAGATTATTAATCGCTGTTAAAACATATGTTTCTCAAATAGCAGATACTTTAGTATTCGAACAAAACTCAGCATCAACAAGAAATAACTTCTTAACACAAGTTAATCCATACCTAGAATCAGTACAACAACGTCAAGGTTTATATGCGTTTAAGACAGTGATGGATGAGTCTAATAACGGACCAGATGTAGTAGATAGAAACCAACTAGTTGGTCAAATCTTCTTACAACCAACCAAAACGGCTGAGTTCGTATTGTTAGATTTCAATGTTACACCAACTGGAGCTACTTTCGAATAAAAAACAAAGAGACTAAATATTTATAATAAAATAAAAACACAAAATGGCGATACTCGATACTAACGAAATGTTCTTCACGGCCTTTGAACCGAAACAACAGAACAGGTACATGATGCTGATTGACGGTTTTCCATCTTACATGATTAAAGGAGTAAGTGCGATCCAAATGAGTCAAGAAGTAATAACTCTTAACCATGTCAACACAAGAAGAAACCTTAAAGGAAAAACTGTATGGCAACCAGTAACGTTTACGTTATATGATGCAATCACACCTTCAGGAGCACAATCTATTATGGAATGGGTTCGTCTACATCACGAAAGTGTAACAGGAAGAGATGGNTACAGTGATTTCTANAAGAAAGATTTAACTTTCAATGTATTAGGACCTGTTGGAGATGTCGTTTCTGAGTGGATCTTAAAAGGTGCTATGATTTCTAACGCAGACTTTGGTGAGTATGGATTCGATAACGAATCAACTGCTCAACAAATCACTATGACGTGTGAGATTGATTACGCAGTATTGAACTTCTAAGAAGAAATACACATATTTTATAAAAGAGGGTTGGCTTATGTCAACCCCTTTTGTATGTTATTATGTATAATAAAAACGTTACAATAAATCAAGATTATGGCAGAGTTTAATTTCCCAACCGAAACAGTAATGCTACCCTCAAAAGGTCATTTTTATGCTGAGGATTCACCTTTAGCAGCTGGAGAAGTTGAAATCAAGTATATGACTGCTCGTGAGGAGGATATACTAACAAATCAAAACTATATCACAAACGGTACAGTTTTAGACAAACTATTAGAATCACTTATAGTGTCACCAAAGTTTACCGTAGATGACTTATTATTAGGCGATAAAAACGCACTACTAATAGCTGCTCGTGTACTTGGGTACGGTGCTGAATATCCCGTTAGAATAGCCGGAGTAGACGATGTAGTAAATCTATCAGAACTAGATAACATCGATATAGATTTCGATAACCTACCAAAAGGTAAAAACGAGTTTGAGTTTAGATTACCAAAAGCAGATACAGTTATTAAGTTTAAACTTTTAACAGGTAAAGACGAAAAACGTATCGAAAAAGATATTGAAGGGATAAAGAAAATCAGACCTGATTCATCACCCGCTATTTCAACTAGATTAAAAACCATTATAACTGCCGTAGAAGGAGACGGTGCTGCCAAGTCAGTTGGCGAGTTTGTAGATAACTTTATGTTAGCTATGGATTCACGTGCATTCAGGAAACACTATAAAACGTGTATGCCTGATGTAGACATGACCTTTCGTAGCTCAGCAGGAATCGATAGGGAAATCCCCATTGGACTCAGCTTTTTTTGGCCTGACTCCGACTTATAGAGCTGGTTTATTTAGACAAATCCACGAAATAATATTTCACGGTAACGGAGGCTATAACTATAGTACTTTATACAATATGCCTGTTTGGCTACGTAATACGACTTTTAAGTTAATAAACGAGCATTACGAAAAACAAAACGATGCTAACGAACAAGCATCTAAGGCTAATAGTACTACAAAGCAAACGTTAGTAGGTGAGGATGGTAAAGTAAACGTTCAGGACTTTAAGGCAGCTTCTCAACAATATACTAAAACAAGTTATAAGTAGTAATATTTATAATAAAA